CCCTCCTCGATCAGCTTTCCCGCGAAGTACATCGACAGCGCGGGGTCGAAGGCGATCTCCTGCACGTCGAAGTTGCGACACAGCGTGCGCAGGTCTTCGGCCACCACGTCAAAGTCGGTGATGTCGCCATCGGTGACCTGCACATACCCTTGCTTGGCCCACCCCGTCAGGTGCGCATTGCCGCTTTCCTGTACGGCCAGCTCGTTGAGGTACAGACGCGTGCACACGCACCATTTGCGTGTGAGCGCCGTGCTGCCGTCTGGCCTCCGCACAGGCAGATCCGCCTCAAACACAAGCGACAGCGCAGCGAAGTCCTTTTTCTGTGCGAGATCCAGGCCAATCCAGGCTTTTGCGCCGTAGAACTCGGCCAGGTTGTCTCGCAGGGTCGGGTCGCCGCCACGGTCCCAGGCCCGCATGTCCATCCAGGCGCTGTCCCCATTGACCCAGACGTTCAGGCGCTTGGTCAGGAAGTTGTTCAGCGCCGAAGGCATCGCCTCGGCCTTTCGGCTGGCGGCGACCATGTCGTCCTCCAGCACCGACTTGGCCCAGTTCGGGTTAGCTTTCGCCCAGCTCCTGGGGTCGTGCGGATCGTCTCCCTCGTCAATCGTGTAGATGATCCCGAACATGCTCGGGTCATCGATCACGCCATCGAGCACCTTGGTCACGTGCGTGCGCCGCTCGTAGCAGATGCCCGAGCGATCCGTGCCGGCCGTCGTGATGTTCCACAGCAGCGACTGCTCGCGTGCGCCGCGAGCCGTGTCGATCACGTCATACACGGCCCGCGTCTTGTGTGCGTGCAGCTCGTCAATCACTGCGAAGTGCACGTTCAGGCCGTCCAGCGTGCTGCCCTCGGCGGCCAGTGGCGTGAACTTGCTGGCCCGGTGCGCCACCGTGATGCTGTGCTGCATGATCACCACGCCCAGCTCGGTGCGCAGCCCTGGGGTGCGTTCGGCCATGGCCTTGGCATCGTCAAAGACGATGCGGGCCTGGTCGCGCGTGGTCGCGGCACTGTAGACCTCGGCCCCATGCTCGCCATCGGCGCTCAGCATGTACAGCGCCAGGCCGCTCGACAGCGTACTCTTGGCGTTCTTGCGCGGTACCTCGGTGTAGCCCTCCTTGAACCGTCGCAGCCCGGTTTCGGCATGCACCCAGCCGAACACCGTGGTCAGGATGAAGCACTGCCAGGGCTCCAGGCTGATCAGCCGGCCTTCGCGTGCCCACTTGCCCTTGATGTGCGGCAGCAGCTCGATGAACTCGCAGGGCCGGCTGGCCAGCGCCTGGTCAAAGCGCCACGGCCAGTTCTCGTCGGCCTCTTTGGCCAGGTCATCGATCTGCCTTTGGCAGGCCAGTCGCGTCCACTTGCAGGCGATGACCTCGCCCGCGACCACCGCCCTGGCGTAGTCCAGGGCGGCCTCGACATAGCGGCTCATCGCCTCAGACCACGGAGCGGAACTTGCGGAAGCCGTCCGGCTTCTCCTCGATGCCGGGCAGCGTGAGCGTCGGATCCACGTAGTTCGAGGCCTGCACGCGCCCGCGTGCGGCCGGGCTCAGGCCGAAGTGCATCAGCAGCCGGTTCACCTGGTCGCGGTGCGACTTGATCAGCTGCATCAGCACGCTCTGCTGCGCATAGCCCGATGGCGTCTTGGCGTAGCTGGCCTCGTACACAGCATCCGAATAGTCCAGACCCTGGCCTTCCATCAGCCGCTTGACCTGGCCGTTGAAGGCCGTCTCCAGCTCGGCCAAGCGGCCTTGTGCCTGGCAGTACATGGCCAGGGCGGTGCGATCCAGGCCGCTGATCAGGCCTAGCTCCTCAAGGATGGGCGTGATCCGCTTCCACTCCTTGACGGCCTCCTTGCCCAGATGGCGCGGTGCGCTGGGGATTTCCACGCGCGGGTTCACCCCGGCGCTCAGATCCAGCGGGCGCTTGCCCGCGTTGCCCTCCAGCAGCTTCAGCGCGGCGGGCTTCGGCAGTGGTCCTCGTGATCCGGTCATGGCTCTGTTCAAAAATAGGTGGGGCCTACTCGCTGCGTCCGTGGCCGGCGCCGATCTCCGGCTTCTACCAAAGCAAGGCCTGGCGGTGAGGTGCCTGGCCAACTGCATCGCGCATCGGCCTGCGCAACACGGCATCCGCTTTCAGCCCCTTGGAGGGAGTACCCCCCCTCCAAAACTCGCGCACACAAAAAATGGGTTGGGGGATCGGTTTCCAGGGGTCGGCCCCTGAACTTTCAGACCCCCCTCCCCCCTTCGGCGTCAGAGCCTTGCCCGTCGCTGGGCACGCAGGCGCTCCTGCAGGCTCTTCTCTTCATGGCAGGGCTCACACAGCCCCTGCACGTTGTCATCGTCATCGGCGCCACCCTCAGCCAGCGGCTTGATGTGGTCGCGCTGTGTGGCCAGGCTCACCCGGCCCAGGCGTTCGCACTCCGCGCACAGAGGCGAGCGCCGGAACAACTCCTGGCGCAGCTGCTGCAGCCTGCGCCCCGTCACCCGCTTTGTGGCGGTGGGCTGCTTGCCCCAGGCCACACGCGGGTGCTTGGCGCACCGGCCCGAGCCGTCATGCACCAGCACGCCACAGCCTGGCGCCGTGCAAGGTTTCGGTGCTGATCTGGGCATGTCCGTCCGCCTGCGGAAGGCCCGCATGAATGCCAAAAGAAAACCCCCGAGCAGCGCGAACTGTCGGGGGTTTGGGCGGTCGATTCGCGGGTGGTGACACGAATTCCACAGCTTGCCTGAAATGTACAGGAAAGCTCTATGGGGACAAACTACCTTTTGCATCGGCCTGCGCCTGGCGCTTGTCGTCCATCCAGCGGGCAATAGCGCGGTCGGCAGCCTCCAGGTTGGCATTGATCGTGGATTCAGCGCGGGCCATGCGCTTGGCCACCTGGTGGCGCGGCAGACCTTTGGCGTAGGTCAGCACAAGCACCAGGTGCAGGTGGGGCTGACTGAAGCGCAAGGACTGCACGGCGTCATCCATCTCGCTGGCATCGAGCGCCATGATGGGCACGGCCGCATTGCCACCGCCTGGTGCGGCCAGGCGCGCGAAGGTGGTCTGGCTCGGGTAGCCCAGGGCGCCCACTTCCTGCTGGGCGCACCATCTGGCCCAATTTTCCAGCCGGGTCTTGACCCATTCAATGCGTGCCATTGGCTACTCCTGTTTCACTTGGTTCTGCCATGAAGGCGGCAAACTTGACGCCTGTGGCCACCGCGTACTTTTGCCAATCGCACATCGGGTGCGTAGCAGGAAATGCAGTGCCCAACACGTGGCCTGATTCGATGGCATAAAAATAGCCCGGCTCGCCCTTGAGCGCGCGTCGGATGCAGCCATTCACGTGCTCTGCACCCCACTCGTTCCGTCGCGCCTCGACCCAAGCGGCCGTCTCCGGCATCTTTTGCCGCAAATCCATCTTTGCGCCCGACTGGCTGGCGGGTTGATTCATTGAAACTCTCCTCGAATCGCGTTGGCTTGGACGTGGGGTGGACGTGGGGTGGACGTTGCAAACCCGCATGAATGCTGAATCCGTCCATCCGTCCACCCTGTCCACCTACATGGAGGTGAACTGCGCCCGCGCGCGCGCAGACACGCGACCGCCCGTGTCTGCGTGCGTGCATACGTGTGTACACAGGGGGGCCGAGGGTGGACGGGTGGACGGATACCAAATTCCCTAACAAAATCAAAGACTTGCAACGTCCACCCCCGGTGGACGTGGGGTGGACGTGGGGTGGACGGCGGCGGCGACAGGACCGACCGTGCCGGCGTCAGGACGCATGCACGGGCGGGGCGTGACCAGCCAGCAGGGCGTCCAGGCGCCACCACAAGCGTTGATCGCTGGGGAACTGGGGAGGTTACAGCGGCAGGTCATCATCCTCGCCCGCTGAAGGCCCGCTGTGGGCCACGGATGGGGTCACAGGCGCGTTTTGCGGCGCTGCCGGTGGGGGTGCCGGGGGGCGGCGCAAAAAGCCGCGACGGCGCTTGCCTGAGGTCTCCCTGTGCTTGTCAAAGCCCAGGGCTCGCATGGCGTTGCCAATGCGGGTGTCCATGTTGCCGGCGCCATCGATCCGGTCGGCCTTGATCATCAGGGCTCGCTCGTAGATCTCCGACCTCGGGAAGAAGTCCCGCTTGGCGTTGACCGGCAGCATGGGGTCGTCATGCTTGTCCTCGGTCTCGCGGTTGACGTAGGCGTCGATCAGGTCTTCCCAGGCATCGGTGCGCTTGAAGGGCTCATGCTCGGGAAACACCAAGTCGCGCTCCTCGTCCTTCGACGGCCAGTAACGCTCTCCTTCATTGAGCCGGTGCAGGGCTTCGGCAAATAGCTGCAGCCGCTGACTGGCCAGAATTTCCTCGTTCACCACCTTGACCTCCAGGGGCCAGAATCGCCGGTCGCCCGTGGCGTCCTTGAGGAACTCGTCGGCATTGGTGGTGCCCACGTTGACTGCGTGGCGCTTGGCCCGAATCAGCTGGGAGCCGTAGGGCGGCCGGAACATGTCCTCCTGGGCCGACAGGAACTGCTTGATCTGCGTGGTCTCGGA